CCCTGCGCCAGCCGCCGCAAAGCCACCGGCTGCGGGTATTGTACTGCGTGCAGCGCCTCTAAAAAATTCACCTGTGGCGCTGGTTTGCGCGCCGATTGGCGTGCCGCCCAAAGTGTCATCTATAAATTTACCGAAATCATCAGTATTTGATTTTTGCGAAGGAACCGCATAAGCCGCAAAAGGATCTAAATTTGCTGTGGTGTTTTCGTCGGCCATCAATCAAATCCTATTTAATATATACGCCATGTTGAATTTGGCGGAGGGGCGCCATTTTTCGGTGACATTACCGACCAATCAGGTAAAGGTCGAGTTATATCTTCAGGCGGGCCTAATTTCTTAATATAATCTTCGGCGTGCGATATGCCTTGTGTTGTAGCAAATTTCGCATTGAATGCTGAGATATTTTCAGGTTTTGGATCACGCAACAAAGCGGTAACAACGGTTGCCCATTCATCCGCGCCCACATATCTCTGCGTTCCGCTCTTTTCTGTAATTTTTGGCAGATTACGCATCATGGTATTCCATTCAATAGGATTGACGCCTGCCGGTGGTTTAGGAACATTTGTTTCTGCAAGTATGCGATACATAGGCGTATCAATTGCCAATGTGGATTCTTGTTTTTCACGCTCCATAAGCGCATCGTATTTTGCTTTTTCTTTTTCGGCAGGTTCGCGATAAATTTTAAAGAACGCATCTTGCTTTTTCGGATCTATGGCTAAAGGAAATTGAGTTGGATCATTACCATCCGCTACCCATTTTGTCATGGCAGTATCAATATCACGAATAGCGTTTTCTTTAGCAATATTACCTTTAATATCAGTGTTGATTTTGCCTCCGGCATAATCCTGAGTTAGCACCAATTCATCTTTTGCTCTTTCAAACAAGCTGTTCAAAACTACAGCGCGGGAGGATGTGTAACCCTCTTGCTTATCCTTGAGCAGACTAAAACCAAGCTGAAAGCCAGCTTTATTTATCTCTTTGTTGGCGAATAGGGTTTCCAATTGGCCGACACTTTTTATACGGTCTGGGCGGTCAGCGGGCAATGTCAACCGTTTCATCATGTCATCGACGCCAGCACCATAAGTATCTTCATCATTCCCGGCCAGCTTATTGACAAGATTGTATAATGATAATTTTGAAGATGCGTTCAAATCGTCATTGTTTATTATTTTATCGACGAGAGCATTCAAATTTGCAGTGTCATGTTTTCTATCAAAAGTGAGGGCTTGCGTTGTGAAATCATTTTCAGCAATTCGAGATGCGTCTGCGGATTTTCGCATGTTGGTTTCATATTGAATATTTCGTGCAGTGGCTTTCTTTGCCACTTGAGCACGCGCAATCGTTTTAACTTCTTCGCTCGCACCAGATTCTTCAATTCGCTGATACGCTTGCGCTTCAGAATCGGCGATCATTTGTTTTGTAACTTCAACCGGCCTAGGCGGAACATTAGCACCATTTTTAATCTCTGATGCAATCGCGTCCTCAGAAACGGGCATAACTTTAGGTTTAGCGGGTTCCTCTGCGGTGCTTACTGGAGCTACAACATCAGGTTTATTATAGTCGGTTAAAAGTGTTGGAGGTGAACCCATATCACTTTGCGAGAAACCTAAAGAGGGGGTCGTGATGTTTGTTTGCGGTGCAAAAGTATTCGTTCCGGTTATTGGAAAATCTCGAAATGCAAAACCCATTGCGGCGGTAGAAGGACGATCAGGTGCGCCAGATACACTTGCAGGCATGGTCATTGATCGACCGCCACCAATTGCAGCTTTGGCGTTATTAAATGTGACAATCCATTTATTTGCAAAATCTTGAGCTGATATATTTGAATCATCATTTTTGCCGATATTACCGCGAACAGCCTGCATGGCCAAAGCACGATTGCCTTTGTACGCATAGCGCGTAAGAGCATCAACAGCACTCATTTCAGGATGGCCGAGCAAAGCAGCCGCACCAACAGATCCTTGTTGATGCGCCAGATAGAGTTCAGCACCGGTGACATCCCGCCCAAGACGCCGATTTAAATCTTGCCGATTATCAATGGCTAGACGTTGAGCACCGATATAGGATTCGTTTGGATCTAATGGTGAGCCGTGAACGTATTTCTTTGCGGTGCCGGGCATAAATTGCATCACGCCTTGTGCAGCATGGCCGGGTTGCCCAGCACCAGTATTTGCACCAAAACGTGATTCAATATAAGCTGTAGTGGCTAAATCCTGTTCTGAAAATCCACCTTGTTTTTCCATCTCAACGGCTTGTTTCCAACCCCATGTTGATCGTACTGCATCCGGTATGGCCAAAGTAGGTAAAGCATTTGCTCCGACAGATGAAGCCGGTGGAATATCGGAAGCGTCAACCATACCACGAGTACGGGTTAAACTTGCCGCTGAACCGTGTAGATTGTCAGGTGTGTTTGGAGGGAATATTGTATCGCTTATTTTTTTATAGTCTTTTGGGTGTACGCCATCTGAAGATAAATTTTCAGGGTCCAGTGGTCCCATAAAAGAAACGCCAGCTTTTTTGGCAATGTCTGATAATTGGCCATTCACATTCAAATTTTTAAAACTATCGTTAGGGCCAGTACCAACACCTGCAATATGAATACGCGAGGGTGCTATGCCCATGTCTGTAAACGCTTTAATCTGATCCGCAACAATCCCTATACTTTTTGGATCATTTGACACGCCAGTTGATACTATGATGGCGCCAGTGCCGAAGTCAGCGGCTTTCATAGATTGAATTTTTGTTAATATGCGATTTGGTGTTAAGCCGACAGTTGTATCGCCGGGCGCACCGGAAGCAGTGCGAATACCTTCGCCAATTGAATCGCCAATCACAAATGAATTTTTTGGATTACTATTGGCAGGAAGAGGAGGGGAAACACCCTCTGCAAGATTTCGGCCTTCATAATCGTCGGCCTTTCTTTTGTAATCATCGTACAAAGTTTCGTAATCAAGACCTAAAAATTGTGCGTTATCTTTGACCAATTGAAAAGATTTATCAGGACGTGTTGGTCCATACGCTTTAATTTTCACCTTAAGGAAGTATTTTTCACCATCGCGTATTGCCGCATCATACTGCGGAGAACCTTCTACAGCTCCCGTATCGTGTAAAGCCTGTTTGACATGGGCATTTACTATATCGTGATGAGCGCTTTCTAAAACAGCATCGTCAAAAGGATGTGCCATAATTTGCTGAGTTGCAGCACTTGCCGTGTCAGAATTGACTTTAGAATACCATTCAGTTGCTTGCTTTGAGGAGTGTGTACCGATTTCACCCAAAGCATAATTGCTGGTGCGGCGCGAGCCGGTTTCAAATGTATAACGTGCAGCATCAGTTGGCATATTTGCACCAAGTGATTGACGTAGAGCTTCTAATTGCTGCTCGACCTGCGGGCGCGCACGCAATGCTGCTTCACCGTTCAAACCGAGGTAGCCAGTATCCGGCATGTCAGTGCCGTCTGGTCCTTTAATCATTTTGTTTGGATCACCATGCAAAATGTGATTGGTTTGCTCTGTATATTTGTTTACCGCATCATCTGCCGATATTTCATTGTGAAGTGAGGCATATTTATTAAGCCCTTCCCCAAGTTTCCCCAAACCTTCTGCAATTTGACCACCAAAAGCATTTGGATTGGCCGCAGGAACACTAATCGGACCGGCTGAAGATGGGCCAATTGGTTCGACTGTAGGCGTGGCATAAGGATCAGAAAGGAAATTTGCCATTTTTAATAAGACCTATGACTGTTAAACTTGGCCACCGCCGGCGAACCCAAAATTAGCTTGTTGAGTTCCAAACAGATAGGAGCCAAGATTAGGTGTATTGACTTGCCCGGGTGCAAATAAATTACCAATACTGGATGCGCCGCTTGCTAAAGAGGAACCCATACTGCCAAAATTACCAATACCGCCAGCCAAACTTCCAGCAGCGCCAAGAATACCACCGAAAATATCGAAAGATGCTTGTGATTCAAGAGCACTGGCCTGATCCAAATAACTTTTTTGCTGCGTGATATATCCATAGGCTTGTTTTTCGGCATTTGATTGAGTTGTTTGAACATTTGTATTTGCATTTTGAGTTGCACCAGCCTCAACATCCTTTACAGACCCAGTATTGACATCAATACCTTTCGCCGCAGTACCAGCTTTATATTGTGCAATTTCTTCGCGACTTTTCAGACCTACATTGGTTGCTTGAATATCACCAGCTTGACTTGTCCATTGTGCATTTTGCTGCGCGACAATCGCATTATTTCGGGCAATTTGAGCTTGATAATCCGCAGCATTGGACGAAGCAATACCGCCCATAATTGAGCTGCCTGCGGAAATCAATGTGCCAAGCATAGCAAAGCCCATGTTATAATCCTATGTGATAGCGCCGAAAAGGTGCATTATTTATACCAAAAGGTTCTGGCTCGTCGAGTTTAAAGCCGCAAGCAATTAAAAAACTGCAAGCGCCACCATACGACGCATCAACATAACCAATTAACTGTGGACGCCATTCTAGCATCTTTTGAACTTGCTGTCGCCCAACTTTAATGAAAGCAATCGGCATTCTAGCAACCGCAGGCGTAGTCAATAACCAAGGATAACCTGTATGGCCGATATAACTACTGCACAACCCAAACATAAGGGCTAGATCACCATCTACAAAAACTGCATCAGCATATAAACTATTGCGAAGGCTTTTCCAAATTGCTCGTTTTGGTGTTAATCCGCATACTTCAATTTCACGCCGATCGCCATCTCTTAAATTATTGGCCAGTATTACAGCGTGTTCACCTGTTGCTGGTACAATATGTATTCTTGGATCAAGCATGAAGTTCTCGTTCATCGACAATTGGGCTTAAACGGTGCAGCCACTGCCGACAAATATCATTGGCCGTGACCTCCGGCCATACTACGATAAATCTTAATTCACCGTCAATTTCTCTTTCCACCGTCCAAGGTGAATAATGACAAGTTAATCGTGATTCACTCACACCGTTTTTTTCGGCTCGCACCACAACAGCATTTTGACATTCTGCACAACCGGCCATGATATTACCCCACTTGATCGTCTGAATCACCACTTTCCCATGTCGGTGCTAATAGAAGCACATTCATAGGAAGTGGATTTATTTGCTGCACAGCCAAGAAACCGGGACTAGCTTCCCCATCAAGCATATTCCAATCATCATCAATCGGTAGATAACGATCACCAGTGAATAGCGGAATTGCATGGCTGTTGTTTAAGGGAACATCACGTTCTTTAATTTCTTGCAGATTATTCCAAATTGTTTCGGCTTGATACGGTGTCGTCGAAGCTGTAGGTTGATTAGCACCTGCAAAGACTCCGCGACTTTTATCCATACGGACAGTCATACCGGAAATTCTTTTACGTTTTCCTTGAATAGTAGTGTGACCGCCAGCTATATCCAAATGCAGAGTTTGAACTTGTGCAACAAAAGGCAAACCAATTGTTATAGCTGTTGCGGGATTAGGCAATTCTACAGTGCCATTTGTTACGGTCAAACCAGACACGACATTTCCGTCAGCTAAAGCAGTCACTTGCAAACCTTCTAAGTGTTGAAGATTTGTAATTGTTTGTAAAGGAGTTGTTATTGTCCAGTCACCATAAGGAGCGGGTGCTGGCGTGTTATAAGGATCATTTGAAATAGTTAGAGTGATATTTTGTGACATCGTGCAAATGACTTGAAAAGCATTGACGAATGTAATCACAGTTCCGATACCGCCGCTCATACGAATTACCGAGCCGACATCGGCGGAAGTAAATACAGGTTGATCTGCGGTGAAAGTTATGGAACGATCAATCGTCAAACCAACCGCACCACCATGGCCAGTAGGGTCTTGCAATTTTACTTGTATCCGGCTGTAGCTAGAACCGCCGTTCACAACAACGGCACTTGTTATCGAACCGCCAAATGCGCCATTACCGCCGAAATCTGTGTTGAAATCGCTATTAAAATCCGAAGTGACTGAAGTTTGCAGTTTAACAATCGCACCGTGCCCAGATCCTGACGGATCAGTTATGATTAAACTAGGGTTTGAATATCCCGTGCCACCATTGATAACGAATGCAGTCAGGACACTTCCCGAACCGGACGCGGAACTGGCCGATAAATTAGCATTTCGTATGCCTTGTATTGATGCAAGGCCGCAATCAACGCACCACGGATCTTCAGTATTTACCCACAAACGATTATCCATACGCTCGACATAGTAAGCCCATTTTGAATATGCGCGGATATATCTTTTCACTATGAAATAAATGGCGTCGATTGGTGGCTCAACGATAGATACAACAGACTGAAATAAGCCATTCGTATCGTGTCTCGCCCATCCGTTAATTTCTTGCTCTTTGAGATATGTAAGTGACAACGCTTTGCCGTCATCACGCACCGCCCACAAAAGTTTGTAGGGTTCTTTTGCCCAAGCCCATTCTTTAATCTGATGATTTTCAAGAAGGTGACTTGATAAAAAGCTGATGTCTGTACCAGCATAAATCTGTGCAAAGAAATTATACTGCAAAGAAATGACCACAGAACCTAAAGGCTGTAGGTGGAGAATGTCGTAATTGATTTTTACAGGCGGCACAGTCTGTGAAAAGCCATTTGATGCTTGTGGCGTTGCACTTTGACTTGCTGGCGTAATGGCGCTTCCGTTTCCGTTTGCACCTGACAACTGCCAAGCGTCCAACCCTGTACCAACGACTAAGCCGCCCGGCATTGGTTGCAGCCATTGAATACCATTGACCTGTAAGCCCCAAGGATTGCCGGAGATCGCATCGCTTGCAATTGGTGGTGATGCTGCGTCCATGTTGGTGTACGCGCCTGTCTGGCTCATCTGATACCCATCTGGGTTATTTAATGAGTTGGCATACACGCGACGCGATTGAAAATATGAAACAACACTCGGATATGTGCCGGTCTGCGGGCCGATTGTCAGTGAAGCAACAGCACCTGCCCCTGAACCACTATCAGTAATAACAAGTGAATCTCCAGCTGTATAATTTTCGCCGGAATTTTGCACAATACAATCAACTACCACACCGCCGACAATGATCGGAGTGATGACCGCGCCAGATCCGGTATTGGTTATAACATTTGCACCAACGGTGGCCTGAGTATAACCTGAACCTTGGCTGGTGATAACCGCATTTAAAATCATCCCGCGAGCAAAAGGATTTACATGAACTGGAGGGGTGCGTGTAAAATCTTGCGTGATGTTTGAATCTACAAATTGGTTGCCAAAAGATGTACCGGCGTAACCAAATACGCTTCCGATTGGAACATCGGTATTGTACGATGAAGGCGCTTTATAAATATTGTAGTATCCTGCGGCATTAACCGGAGGCCAGTTAATTGTGATTGAACCGAGATACAATGCAATATCGACAGAGTTCAAAACATACGCAATAGGCGATGCAACACTTTCTTGGCCGGTGATAGAATCAACTGCGGTAACGCAATATGCGTATTTTGTCGGTAATTGCTGACCGCTGGTGACTGGCGTTAAAGTCGAAGCAGTGGCGGTGCACGCTGTTGGCGGCAAAATTGATGAAGCATAATTTGTCTGCACAAATACCCAATTATTTGACGAATAACGTGTCAAATCATAAGGCGGATATTCGGTCAAAGTATTCTGATTTACGCAAGTTAAACTCATTACGTCTGCGGATTGCGTAAATTTTAAAAACGGTAAATCTACAGCTGAGTATGGTGTTGTCTGCGTATAAATTTTGGCCGCTGTTCCACCACCAGTCCAGCCGGACAGGCTTAAACCGTTATAGGAATTTCCAAACATATCAGCAACGGAAACAAGGCAGGATGAACCAACAATGACTGGATTTGTCAGCACGACAAAATATAGATTGTTTAAGGCCAACAATCCGGTCATCCCGGATACATAAAACATATCTCCAGCTTTCCATGTGGAAGCGTTAAGAGGCAATGTCATTCCGAGAGGCCAAGTGCTCGCAATACCCAATATATTTAAAGGTGTTTCAGTGATATACGCGCCTTGTGAAATTACACGCATATACTGATCGCCAAATTCAAGAACATAAGACTGTTGAATTGAAAAGCGAAATGGAATTAAACGTGGCGGAAGAGCCGTACCGTTTTGCAAACACGGGCCGACAAATGCAGTTCCGGCGCGCGAGGCCGTACCGCCGCGATAATTTACAAAACTGTTCCGCATGACGGAACAACCGGAATGAAATTTCGCTTGATCAGTTCGACCCCAAAACGCGGGGTTTATTTCACCTGATGCGAATGATGGCCGAGCTGTGGTTTGCGACATTAGAAAACACTGCCTCCCGGCATACTCAAGCTATCCCAGCCGATCAATGCAGATGCGGTATTCATGCCGACTGGACGTGACATGCGAATTTGAATCCAATCTGGTGTGTTATCAACAACACTTGTACCTTCATTACCGTCAGACATTCGAGCTTGCCGAACAAGTTCAGTGGCCAATGCAACAGATTTTGCGGCCAATTGATTGTTGCCGGTGATTGGTTCGCATATCCATGAAGCTAAAAGCGCCACGGCAGCATCAAGAAAATTTGAATCCCATAAATCGGGATCGTCAATGCGCGCGGTGTAAACAAGCTGCGCTTGAGGCACATTTGTCAAAATAACGCGAATTTGATTGCCGTTTGCATCGACATCACTACTCGTTATGAAAGGCGCTTCGACACCACTATAAGGTGTCATCATAGTGCCGCCTGATGTCGTGAAAGGCACGCTCGATGCGTTTACAGCCGTCACCGGCCAGATTGGAACAATGTAGCGAGGCTTCAAGCAATAAGGTTGCGACGGCCAAGCATATTCGTATGCCCAAGGCATAGGCGGAACAGGGGTCACTCCGTTTAAGTTTTCGGGAGTGCCGCGCGCTGCTTTCAGTAAAGTAAGACCGGATTGATAACGAGCGCAGTTCCAATGAGCTGCACGAAAAAGCGCGTCAATACGATTTTGATATTGACGCGACAATATATTAGCGGCTAGCGAACCATCACTAGGGTCGATGCTCGTAACAGTCGCGCGAGCGCGGATCAGATCAAGTGCCTGATTACAAACATCAATTACTGAAGTCACAGCCCACCCCTTAATATTTATCGGAGTCCGTGGTATATCGGCTTTTCATACGATCTTCGTTGCTCATGGATGGCGGTTGTTCGTCCTCATCCTGTTCGACACCGAGATGTGTGATTTGAAGTTCAACACGGCGGCGAAGAGTTTTCTTGCCATCCTCTTCAACTTCATGCTGACTATATGCCGTGACTTTGGCCATCGCGTCAAAGGAGACGATGCTGCCAACTTCACAACTTATATCACCGAGTTTATCAAGCTCATCATCGCACAAAGAAATGCAAAGACCGTAAGGGTAGGTATTAACCACCGGTTCAGTGGTCATACGTTCCTTTTTTTCTTCGACTTCATCTGGCGTTTTGGCCATGTGAACGAAAGATTTCAAGGCTCTTCTCCCTTGGTTCCGATGTCTTTTTCGGAGTGCATGGCTTTGAGTTCTTCACCGTGACGTGCAATCATTTTCTGATGCTCATCAACATGGCGCGCATGAGTGTCAATCATTTCACCGACATGACGTTCGCCCATTTCTTTATGCTCGCGGGAGTGACGATCAGCCACTTCACCCCAAGTTGCATCATGGCCAGCCGAAGGACCGGGATCTGGATGTGGGCCTTCACCATTCATTGCAGGTTTTCCGGCAGTTTCTTTGGCGCGATCTTCGGCAGCACCAATGACTTTTGAGGCCGTACCCTTGGTGTTGGAAGGATGTTTGTAACGATCTTCACCAGCCATAATATCAATCCTTTTTACCGTATCGGTCTTTCATACGCTGTTCGTTCGATTTTGGGAAGGTTTTTCCCTTATCAGCTTCAGCGAAATCTTTACCTACAGACTGTTTGATACCGACTTTTTTGGCGAAACTCTTATTGTGAGCGACCGCCTCCATAAGCCGATGTTGTTTTCCGCTGACTGAAGGCATATCAACCTCCGTATCTGCCGGCCATACGAGCCTGATCGGTCATACCGGGACCGGCAGGAGCGCCAGCAGGCATAGGAGCACCAGCAGGGGCACCACCATCAGCGCCGCCAGCAGCATTCTGCGCCTGAGCCTGAGCAGCCATAGCTGCGGCGTCTTTGGCAGCCTTGGCGGCTGCCGCTTTCTTTTTGCCGTATCGCTCAACAGCTTTGTCGCGCTTAGCCATTTCATTCTCCCGAATACGAGCCGTTTGACTCAGTTCATTGCGTTCACTTCGAAAAAGTTGAGCAGAATATCGGAAGTTGCGGTTGCTGCGTTGCCAGTGACAGCAATCAGGATCGCGCCGCTTTCTACAGCGGTGGTCGCCAAAGGCAAACCCATGCCGCCATGTGTGGTGCCGACAATGGTTGCGGTTTCCTGTGCATACTGAGTGTTGGAGCCAGCCGCACCATATTTGAAAATGTTAGTTGCAAGCTGCCAGCCAACATTGTTACCGGTAGATACACCGGTGGTTGCAACAGTCGTGCCACCAGCACCAACTGTACTACCAACAACAGCCGTTGCAGGGTTAAAAATAATCTTGGCTGTTTTGTTGTTATTGGTAGCCGCGAATGCGCCGACTGCAGTTAGGGATAGGCCGCGACCAGCAATGTCAAACGCGCTGGCGGGCAGAGCGTAAACGGCCAAAACCACATCACTACCTGTTGCGGCAGGGGATACGCCTGTGCCAGATACGAAACGGTATAGATTACCTTCTTCCAAGAAATAGCCGGTGCTTGAACCGAACTGAGTCTGCGCGCCTGAAGTCAGACCAGCCGCAGCGCCAGCCTGAACGAGACCCTGAACAGATGTGATTTCGGAGACAGCCGCAGGCTGACCATTAGGCTGAAGGCCAACTACATAGAGAATTTCGGAGCCTGAGAGTGCCATTTTACACCTATCTTCTGATTAGAATTAAATAAGAACGCCTATACCGCTTTGACGGCCAAGAAGTTCGGATCGGCTCGTCGCAATTGCGGGTGCCGCTTTATTTGCGGCAGAAACCGGATCTGCGCGGAGTTTTGTTTTGGCTGGCGTCTTAAAAGACGACTGGCCGGAAATGCGAGTGTTTGACATGACGGGAACATTACCAATTCGCTGTGGCGATTTAAGGTTATCCAATTCCGGCATATCACGAGGCAGAATGCCTTGTTTCTGATATTGAAGTTCAAGAGCGCGTTGAAGAATTTTGCCCTGATATTCGGCCAATGATTGTGCGTCATCACCTTCTTTAGGACGCATCTGCATTGCAGCTTCAATGATATTTTCGAATGCTGGTGTTTTCTGAGCCGAAGGCAAAGTGCGAAGCCAAGCACGCATACAGCGTTCGGCAGCTGCGTTTTTTGGTTCCATAAATTCATTCGGCGGAATTAGACCGCCAGTAACATCTTCAAAACGTGCGCCTTCAGGATAATAAATATCGTCAGGCGACATAAATGCAGCAAGCAGTTCATAAATCGGATTTTCAGACTCCGATTCAATTTCAGCATGGCCCTGAAGCGCGCGAAGTTGCTCGCTCAGATATTTCACTTGAGCTTGAAGATCAGAAAAATCTTCTGTGACAGCGTTTGACATAAATTTACCCTTGTGATGATAAGGCCGCTGTGACAATCACAGCGGCCAGAGTTGATATTAAGCGCCGACCGTAAAGTTGCCAGCGTAAGCAGGCCCGGTCTGGAAGTCTGGACGCTCGGAAACCATACCAGCAAACGAGATCGTACCAGCGGTGAAAGTACCCACTGGGATGTAAGCCAACTGCAAGAAACGATACAGTTTCTGGCCAGCTGCGCGACGTGGAATGTCGGGCAGAGGGATGTAGGAGTTGGATGCGGTCAGGTTTGCCAGAGGAATAGCACCGGTTTCAGCAATGGTCTGGAAAGTCAGGCCAGAGAAGTTGCCCGAACCCTGCGTATCCACAGCGGCCTGAATAGCGATGTTCAGCGAAGTACCACCTGCAAAGGTTGTACCGATTGCTGCGTACATCATCAAGCGCTTTGGACCAATGCCGAGATCCTCGCCATAATATGTCGCATTGCCGTCATTGATAGGCGATGTGGCATAAGTAGAACCGGTATTCATCAAACCTGTTGCCAGATCATAGATGCCGGTCGAAATGACGGTCGAGCTGGTGATGGCCTGAGCCGAACCAGTATTACCGCCAGTGAAGATAAGATTGATGTCTGTCTGAGCCATGTCAAATTTCCTTTTGTCCTAGAAGGGAAAGTGTCTCACCGTTAGGTGAGACGGCTTTCCGTATTAAGGAGCGAGTCAACGATCCGGATTGGAACGCCACGGAAATCGACGATAGGCATACCTTCGTATTCGCGTGGGGTGAGCAGCACGTTTTTATCACGAATTGCCTGAATGTCCATGTACTGACGAACAGTACGATTGACATACCAAGCTGGACGCATGGCCGGTGCTGGCTGGTTAGGAGCATCAACTTTGGTGATGCCGGAGATACGACGACCAGCGGTCGGAAGGCGTACAACAGCCTTTGACATCAGGGCGAAAATATCAGGTGGGGTTGTGCCAGCAAGGCCAGCGGTCGTGGTATCGAGGTTGGCGATACGAACGAAATACTGCCAGTTCTTGATGTGCAGACCGCATTTCCACATGAATAGCGAGGTGTAAGCCTCAAATTCACGCTGGTTGGCGTCGAAGCCCGGACGAATGTCGCCCTTATCTTCAAACACCAGACCTGCTTTGGAACCTTTGGGATAGAAGCCGAAACCGGTCTGTTCGCCCCAGCAAGCCAGCCAAATCGAAGCGTTAGAAGAGCCAGTACCACCACCGTCGAGAACGTTTACGGCGTTCTGTGCGTTTGCAGTCGAAACGGTGTTGAAACGAGGAGCAAGGCCAGTGAACTGAGCCTGTGTCACAAGTTCGTTGCCGTAGAAGAAGGTTGTGGACATCTGCTGAGACAAACCTTCGAGATGGGCATTATCTTCCGTCAGGCGCAGAGCTGCAACGTTGCCTTCGAGTTCGGCCAGCGAGCGGTCGATACGGGAATAGGCTACGAGTTCGCCAATCGAGTCAGTAACCTGTGCGGTCGTCGATTTGGTGAATGCAACACCCTGATAGAAGTTGCGCCATGTACCCTGTGGCAAGCCGGTACGAATTGTACCAGTGTGACCGAGGGTCTGGTTGCCTTCGCGCCAAAGCATGTCGTCGAAGATTTCATTGCACTGGGCGAGCATCTCTGCGATGTCGTCGATGCTACCATCACGACCAACGCGGCGACCCCAGTCTGCCAAAGTTAGATAGGACATTATACGGCTCCATTTTTAGGACTAGCGCGCTTACTAAGCGGGCTGGGGCGTTCCTGCCGGAACACTTTCTGCGTTTACAAGATTTAACGATTACCGCTATACCTTGCCAAACCTCTTTCTTCGCGCGACATTTTCGGCGCGCTTGGTGGCGGTGCCGGAACCGGTGAAGCCTCTCTACCCAGAGCCTTACCGATATTATGGAACATCCGCAATAAAAGCGGGTTATTCCCGGCTCCTGTAGCTGTCAGCACATTTTTCAGTGCGATTTGCTGGTCAGGAGAACCACCATATTGATCTATTACAGATGCCACAGTTCGCATAGCTGTCACAAGACGGCTTCCACCAATTTCGGGGTCGGCCTTTACTTCAGACTTCCATTGCTCTTGTTGACGGTTAAAAACATCCCACTGATGCTGTGCAACATTCTTAGCTGCTATTTGCAACTCTGCCAAGTGCATATCTAAAAACTTTTGGCCCATTTCAGGTGGCACTTTTGCTTCGCTAAGTGCTGTCGTATATTGGCCCATCAGTTCCGGATTCACACTTTCAGGTTTTACACCTTCAGGGAATTGGAATTTATATTCAATCGGCTGCGGTTCGACCGGAGCTTCAGTAACAGGGTCTGAAAGTTCTTTAGCCGCATCATCGGCTTTAGGTTCTTCAGCTGCCTGTTTAACGGCCTCATCTAATAATAAGGACGCAGGAGTTGGTTCTGGCGCATCTGAAGGCTTTGGAGCCTCAACAGGTGCCGATAATTCTGTTGCCGCAGGAGTAGCAACTGCGGGCGCTATTACTTCTACCGCAGGTGCGGGTGTATTGTCAACTGGTGCAACCGATACGGGTGCACTTGGTATTGATTCAACTGGGGCAGATGCTGGCGCAGGGGCAGATACCGGCGCAGAACCTTCGGCCAGACCGTCCGGCGCGCGCAAAATGCGTGAATACAAATTCATAATACACCTCGTTTAGCGTTTGATTCCATTTCAGCTTCTAAAATTTCTATCTTTGTCCTCCACGGACCAGAAGCAACAGGTTCAGAATCAGATTTACGCTCGGATGATTTGGCCAAACGAGTGCGACGCTCACGCATCATCTGATTGTAATTATTTGGAGCATATTTATCAATTTGATCGACAATATAGCGGCCAATGCTCGCCCGACCATCGCGCTTCATGGCGGCATATACGTCGCCATCCTCACGATAGGCATCGGAATACATATTGCATTCCTCCAGCAATTTCTCAACCCACATGCGACCCGGCGCTGTGCTCATCAAAGCCTTAACGACTTCCTCATCCCATTTTTGGGCGCGGCCAGCTTCAGTTTTTTCATGTTGGAAACGGGCGGCGTCAATTTCGTCTTGTGCAAAAATATTGTCCATCAATGTCGCACCTGAATAATGCCGGATTTTCTACGAGCCATGACTGAACAAGAATCGCGCATTTTTTCAAATTGCTGCGCGTACATCGACCAGCGAATATCGCCTCGATGACAGGTGGCCATTTGACGCGAGCCACGCTCGGCATTTTTTAAGCCCTCATATAAGCGCTCATAAGCGAGAACACGCGGCATGACAGATGCGCCCTCAACAGGCCGAGTTTCTTTCAAATCGCTTGGCCGATTGAAGCCGGAACTTTTTACAATAGCGATCCGCAAACGATCGAGAACCAACACCACGGTTTTCCAAGCGTCATCTTCACGCAGCACGACAAGATTGGCGGCACCTTCGGCAGCGGTACGCAACGCATGAATGATGACATCGTAACTGTCGGTTTCCAGCATTCGAATACCGATTTTATCAAAATCACCCTGCGCTTCCTGATTATCGGGGATGATTAACTTTTCAGAATCACTCATAAATTACTGTCCTCCGCCACTCGGCCCAGCGCCGCCGATACCTGCACCTGCACCGCCTAGCATAGCTTGCAGAGCATTCATACCCCCGCCGACATCTGTTGCCGACAAATCTTTTGCTGCGCCAGTCAAAGCAGGGCCGATTTGCGTGGCCATGTGGCCCATTTGCTGCTGTTGAGCCGCTTGTGCGGCTTGCTGTGCTTTTGCATCACGCATTTTCAAAACCTCCTCCATCGGGCGGAAGATTTTTTTAGATACGCCAAGCTGCTCGCCGTATTCTTTCATCACTTCGTCATCGTCAATCAAATCGAGCACGCCCGGATTGACCGGCGCGAGTTTGCCTTGCAACGCCAGCAAGCGTTCAATGCCGGCTGTTGCGACTGCACGCTGCGCGAGAGCCAACATCGAAATATATTCGATCTGAATCTGCATTCCCTGCATTGAAGGTGGCATGGGCGGCAAAAGTTTTTTGCGCGCTAGGATCGAATAGACGCGCTTGATTGCAGGGCCAGCACCTTCATTTTGAAAACGCTCAATAACGGGGCCGAGCACTTGCAGCTTTTCATTTTGACGCTGTGCAACTTCATAAGCGGTCATATCTTTGGTTGAACTGGCCAGCATTAAAAACAGATCGTTGAAAAATCCGGTTTTAATGCGACCTTGAATTTGCATCAAATCATTTGTAATGCCGGGCAGCGCCTCGGCGCGAACTTCAAATACGGGCTTCATTCCGTTACCCGGATTGGACGAATAAGTGATATGACCGGGCAAAATAGATGAAGGTTGGTTTTTCAACTCGATTGGCGCATTAAGCGGTGGCCGCACAACTTTTTCAAGCAACTCGGCTTTACGTTTTGTTTCTTGCTGAAGCTGCATGATGTCGCCAAGAGCGTCCATTGCAGGTGAACGGCCATACGGATCGTTTGCAGAAATCCACCAGCGCGGCGCTATGAATGGCGCGTCTTTGAAACCACGTTTAGATAGCGGGAAGTCTGTCGAGGAACCCCAGATCCAGTAGACTTCTCGATATTTGAAATCTCCCTCGATCTTCCCAAACGCTTTTCCGTTGGGAGAGTCGATTTCGAAGTTTGGTTCGATGGCATGCGCGACGATCCTTTCTGTTTCAAGATAAGATCCTTTATTTTGCCAGAGGGAGCGAACATCTTCAGGGCAGTTATCAAGACCGAACATTTCAACGATTTGCAAAATGTTCATCGTGAATTGGCGATACAATGTTTCTGGACGGAAGGTGGAGCCGACGCCAATAAAATACTCGCCCACTACCGGATTGTAGCAGCGGATAATATCATCCTCATCTTCATAGATGATCATCGGCGCTGTGCCGTAGATGGTCAAATCTTCAAACATCTGCGCGCCGGAGTCATAAAAGTTTGAATGTGCCATGACCGTGTATATCATCAACTCAACGGCTTCAAACCAAAGTTGGCCGTCACGATCAAGTTCAACACTTCCGACAGGCTTCAATTTGAACCAAGGGCGGGATGGAGACATCAAACCGGCCATCATACCGGCCGCACAAACGCGCGACGCATAAGTTGCTGTTGGATCAAGAATATTTTGATTGATCGGCAAACCGCGAGTCATAGAGTTTGCCACCGGCAGATCAACACCGCCATTCGTCAACCATAAAGACCGACGAGGATTTATATACTGCGCGCACAAAGCCCAGTGCTGGATCCATGAAAAACGCCAGCTACGCATCATACTCAAACGAGTTTCGATGTGACCACGAAGAGAAGCCCAGTTCAGCTTTTCTTCAGGCGTCATATAAGCCATGGGTTCGCTGGTCGCAGCTTCTTCTATGAGAAGTCCCGGACCAGCCATTTCATAATGCGCGACTTCTTGTTCAGCCATGATCTCACTGACCTGTTAGAGATTTACCAGCGGTCGGAGTTGCCCCTACGCCCTGCCCGCCTGTAAACAGCGTGTTATCAAAACCACCACCGGCGGCAGCGGCTGATCGCATACGGGCGGCTTCACCTGTTGCAGCTGCCGAACCATTGGCCGCAGACGGAGGATTTGCACTTGGCGGTGGAGGAGGTGGCGCTGATGGTGGTGATAGAAAACCCATATTAAGCTCCAAAAATAACAAGAAATGCAGCTACAGTGGACAATACAACAGAAGCCAATGAAAGCATCACACCTGACATGCTACGTTCTTTTGCACCCCAGAATGAATCAGATACGTCTGATTGATACGAAAGATGTGCCAGACCGACCGCAATCAAAATTATAGCCATTGCCCAATGGTTATCGCGCTCTAAGCAGCGAATAAATACCATACTCGTAAACAGTGCGCCATATAGATGCAAACCAAAAATGTTTCCGTTGTAAGACATCACACAACACCCCAATTTGAAGCTGACGGATCGTAATCAGAGGAGTGAGTTGTGACCCGCTCCATTTTCATTTCGACATTTATATATGCCAATCCGATATGATCAAGATCCCGAACTTCACGTTCTGCGCGTTCGATTGACCAATTATAACGCATAGCGAGATAATTGAGAAGCACTTCCTGTTTTTCGGCAGCCATCTTATCAAAAGCGGATAGGTGTGCTGAACTCATCGGGAACCACCACCCTTAAATCCGAGATGCCGGTAATTCTCGCGCACCACATTCCCAACGCCATCACCGGTGTGATGACCTGCACCTTTGGTATTTGCGACACCCGCCGGTCGCGTATAAGAACCGGCCAACATCTTAGGCAAAGGTTTATATTCGCGCGAAGCGGTTTCGATCTGACGCACTCCCAAACCCATCAAAGCAGCCAATTCGTTTGAAGCGATACCGCCATCCGCATCGGCAGGAACTTCAAAATCATCGTCAACAACATCATCGTCGTAATAAGTTTCTTCAGGCTCAGGTTCGGGTGCAGGCGCAGCTTGCAATATGCGAGTAGGCGCGCCCTGAATTTGCGGTGGCAGCGCTGGCCGAGGCCGTGGCCGATCAATCGGTACTTCGGCGGCTTGCATTGATGCCGCAGAAATATTATTGCGGCGCTGACGCACCAACATACGCATAAACGATGACGCATCAAGCCCAAGCATATCGGCTTCAGTCTCAATCCATGCTGCGTCCTCACCGGACAAACGCACCATCATGCGTGTGCTATTCGAATCTTTGCTCATTGTAATGTACTCCCTTTATCAATCATCCAACCCTCCGCCATCGGCGTATAATCAATCTGGTGCTTAGAATGCGTAACCAATTTACCCCATTCTTCGCGCGGGCTTTGAGACGCAGCGGTAATGCCGCTTCGCACCAGATAGCGCGTCGCATCCATCGCGTGATCATTCTCTTTAACGACTTTGCCGTTTCGGTCGCGCCGATAAATGCGGAACTCGGCCAGCCAATTTCGCATCGAGCGAAACACTTTTAATCGGCCAGTTGATAACCGCTGCCAAACATCAAAGATGCCGGCCTCAACCGCATTGTCAGCGGGAGTCAAATGCAAACCCAAATTCGTATATGACACCAGCAATTGTTGGCCATCGTGTTGCGCGCGACCGCGAGATGCCGGATCAATCACGCCGGGTATCCATCGGCCTCGTGCCATAATCGACTGAACGTGAATTGCCGGATCGGCTTGACCCCGATAATGCTCGGCGTACAAATAGACCGTATCATTGTCAACATCGACCGCGCCCCAGATCGCTGCCGTCCGGTTCCAACCTACGTCTAATCCGTAGACTTTGGTAAAATGCAGTGGAATATCGAAAGGATCCACAAGGATGTCATCTTCGGATATAGGATAGATAGATCCAGAACCCAGTTCTGGTATTCCTCGTGTACGGCTTTCACGCTGGTGGGGAGGAATTGCAGCATACAGATCATCCTTCTGCTTTTTGGTCAGATGTGGTGCTTCATCCCATGATACCTGAACGCAAAACCTTGACATCTTATGATCCATCCCCGGTTTCATTGGCCGGTGCCATGTGCGGTAAGAACCGCAGCGCAACTTCACTCAAACCCTTCAAAGGTGTGAAGGTGCACATCATAATACCATTTGTTGTCATCAAACGCATCAGACATTCATCGTAAACATCGGCGGGCGGTTCTTCGTCCAGCCAGATCACATGCTTGGCCGTACCCTGAAATTTTGCGCGGCCAGATTCAGACGATTTCAAACCAATCGTGCTGACGCCACCAGACTTATGCCTCACCCGAAATGTATCGACCGCTTCTGCGATACCTTGTCGCCGTGTTGGTTCACCATCAAGGCAGCGATATGGTATCATACCTGTGCCAAAATCGCCAAATCGCCCTAACAGTGCAAACTGGATAATATCGCGGGTGGTTTCGTTCGTATCACCGGCTGCCCACATATCACATGGGGCTTCAAACCTTCGGCCTGTCCACCAATCGGGGTATTCACCGGTGGCGTGTAATGTGGTTTCAAAGCTGCCGCCGATTGTCTTGCCGGAACGGTTGCCGCCCATGAACGCACGTTCTTGATGCTCTGCACCAGCGGCGAAGAACTCAAGATGCTTCCGGTACAATTCTCGACGGAACGGCCCGCTATTCGGGAAGTATGTTGAGATTGCGTTGCGGCGCATCCTTAACGTCAACTCGGCCTGTAGCTTCTCCTGTAGAGCCAACAGCTGAGACGGATTTAATATTTGCAAGGATGTTGACAATTTCTTCGTCACTCATTTCAGTTAGTGGAGCCGGAGCGACTTGAATATCGCGCGGTAGCAGGGACGCAACAACTTTTAAATAATCCTGTGGCCGATCTCGGCGCACGATCTTCAAAACGGCCAGACCGTGTGTCTCCCAATCCGAATAGACATCCTCTAAAAACCGCGCCGACAAAACTTTCTTGTTTGTGCTTGCGCGGCGGTTCAAATCCGTCATGTTTGTAGAGCGCGCCGGCAATTGCACCAAGCCCTGAACAACTTCGGCCTCGCCGTCCTTCTTCGCCACTTTTCGACGCGGCGGGATTAAAACAGCATCAACCGTTTCACCGGCAACACCAGCCTCGCGCTCATGCTCTTCGGCCAGATCACGCAAGAACTGCTCTTTCCGTTGCGCCTTCGCACCTGCAATATCCGCTGCTTTGGCCATGCGATTTTCAACTATCCAATCTTTAATTAAATGAGCGCCTTTACGAGATGAGCGTTCTTGCCATTTTCGAGTGCGCGTACTTTCGATACGCGCAAGCTCCTCTTCGGTCATCCGGTTCAGATTAAATCGGTATATCTTATTACGAGCACCTTCAATCGCTGAATCAAAATACCCTTGATCTACCAATTTTTTTAAAACATCCCGACGGCGTTTAAGCAGGGAACTTACCGCGCCTAAAGAAAGCCAACCTTCGGGAAATTTCAAATCAGACATTACACCACAGGTACAGCTTCAACAGGCACAATAACTTCAGGAACAACCGGAGTTGCAGTGCTGGCCGAAACAACAAGAGCGTGTTCGGCCACAAAAGCGTCCAGCTTACCCAATCCGGCGATAACTTCGGCTACGTTGCCGTCCAGAACTGCCGAACTGCGGCTGGCGACTCCAGCAGCTAGGTGGGAAGCGGCAGACTGGACGGCGGTGCGAATATTTTCAAGAGCAATCAGAACATCAGACATTTTAGCCTCTCAAATTAAAACTAAACATAATATAGTTCATTCCGGACGATGCTGCAATGGTGCAACGCCGGACACTTTCGGCGGGATGATGTATCCAAGTTGCATGTGAGCCGTACAATATGGTTTTCTGATGCGTAAATCCGCCGTTGCAGCTCCGCAATACAACTCCACCGCATCAAGCGAACCGCCCAAAGGCCACCGACACGTTCGACTACCTATTTCACTCAGCGGAATACCGATTATCCCTTCAACATCAAATCTATTCAGCTCTGGAACGACCGCAACTTTAATATTTGGCTCTATTTTCGTCTTTTGACGCCGAAATTGCGAAGGTTTTTGCACAATTTTTGCATTTTTCCGATTTATTTTTGGTATCTCCACCGAAATACTCGGATCGTCGGCCAGTTTGGCCAAAATTACATGCAACTCTTCTGGGTTATACCGATCTAAACGACCGGCCACAGACGATCTGGTTCGGCCTAGGGCATGTGCAATTTCAGAATAGTGTGCATTGCGACTTTTCATTTTGAAAAGGGTCGCTTCATCGTCCTCTGACCAAGGTCGAGGTCGTGGGAAATCTCGAATAACTGCCATTCACGATGCGTAGATGCGATAGTGCGGGTTGTCAAGAGGTTTGGGTGTGCGGAGCGGATAGGTCGGATAAGTCAAATAGACAAGATGTCAAAAGTTTAAAATGTAAAAATTTAAAAATTTGAGGGGTGTCGGGGCTTCTCTATTAGACAACATGTCTAAAACTTATCTCTGAAAAATTTTTGAGGGTTGAGG